CTAGTACCAACCGACCTTGTTACCATAGCAAAACCAGTTGTCTTTTCACCGCTGTCCGAAACCATTCCCAATGTTATTTCAGAACGCGCTGGCGCTGATATAAAAATCTTGCCCCTACCTTCGTCCGGGTACATTACAACTGGTCTTTCTATGATGTCAATTAAAAGTTGTGCCTGCTTACTAACATCAAACTGATTGGCCCTTTCCCTCAAATTAGAAGCGGTCCGTCTTTCTAGATCATTGTTTTCTATAAGCGAAACTGTCTTTTCAATTAGATCGTCTGGCGTTTCCCAAACCAATGTCGGCCCTTCGGGTGAGCCGCCCGAATTGTGAACAAATGGAATAGTGTTTAACACCGCACTCTCAACCGAAAAAAGACCAAAGTGTTCACGAGAGCTAGGCGGTATTTTCTCACCTTCACTATAGCCAGTTGCCGCCCAAAGAAAACGACTCTCAGCTAACATTTTTATGTATTCGTGACGCGGTAAATCGTGGTATATCTTGATACGCTTATCATCACCAATCGCGTCAAGCACTTCAGCAAAGTACACGCTATCTTGTTTCGCGCCAATTAAAACAAGTTCCCAATCTGGCAACATCATACGCTTAAAAGCATCAATAACAACCAGATGGTTTTTGTTGTTTCCAGCGGCAACACGGAAAAACCGGCCAACATTCACGATGCGATTAAATTTCTTTGGCGGCGGCGAACCAGCAATAGACAAGATGTTTTCTATAGGAACTGGCGGATACACTACATCTGCATCTCGTTTCCAATAATGCTTAACCCATTTGGCAGTATATTGCGAGTTTGCTAATATGGTATCATAACCACTAATCGAATCGCCCCAATCTGGATACTGAGGAAAGAAAACCGATAATATGTTTCTGTGGCACAGTGGCGGGTACAACCTGCCGTGATCTTTAGCTATCATTATGTCAAAGGTTCTGAGCCAATCAAGACTCTTGCCCATTGGTCGCCACTCTAAACCTTCTAGATCGTAACCATACTCTGCGGCGCTTTCAAATGCGGGATAGAAAAGATTGGGCACAACCGCTGTTACATCATATTTTTTTCTGAGGATATCCAGAAAGGCAAAGGTGTGTAATTCACCACCACCATATTGCCCAGACGTTTTCAATCCAGACGAACCAATGTGACCAGCGATAAAGGCAATTTTCATCTATCCTTGACTCCTGGCGGCAACTCTCTAACCACATATTTTCTTTTGGTCAAGTCTCCGCGTTTTGTTACGCCAGAACCGGGCATAGTGGCGTATAAATCCTCTCTCTCTTCACGCCTGGATTGCTTTAACCAACCGTAATGAAAAACCTGAGCGCCCCAAGTCGCTATTTGGTCTTGTGGTATATGTACCAAGCCGTTTAGACCCATCACCTTAACAAATTCGTGAACCTGCCCAGACCACGAATAATAACTACCGTCGCGCAATACCCTGAAAATTCTAGGGTGTGTCTCAAAACCGCCAAGGTTGGCGGCATAATGCCACTCGTCGGGGTATAAATTGGTTTGCCTAATGCGAACGGCGGTAATATGTTCTGGCAAGCCCGCTAGCATATCAACAACATTTGATCGGAAATCGGGAGAATATTCTTCATCTGCATCTAGACGCATCCACCAATCAAAGCGATCAATGGGAATTAGGCCCAATGACAGATTGCGCGCTTTTGAAAAATCATCGGGCCAGTCCGTTTGATCTATATATAATATCGCGCCATTTGGTCTGCTCTTTTTGGCAACCCACACGCTGTCATCATTGCTAACAAAATCATAAATGCACACACAATCAGCAAACGTGGCGCTACTAACAGACCTGCCTATATACTGCTCTTCGTTTCTCATTATCATACTAACAGCAATTCTCGTCATAGTATGTTGTACCAAGAAAGGGTTTTTTCGGCCACAACCAAACTATCATAATATGCAACCGCCCTTTTTCTCGCAGCACGCGACATTCTATTGAATACCCCCTTACCGAAAATGACATCATTAATGTCTTCCGCCAATTTCGGCCATTGCATCGGAATGTGATAAATTCCCGCAACATCTCCACCAACCTCAGGTATAGCCCCGCTTAAAGACCCGGCAACTGGCAATCCAGACGCTAACCCTTCTATGATGACTTGCCCAAATTGCTCTAGCCAGGTCGAATAAGGATGACTCTCTAATTTTGGTACACTAGGGACTGCTAACACTTTAGCCTTCCGGTACACATCTGCTAATTCGTGCCTTGATAGCGTGCCCAACCATCTTGTTCTGTCGTTTATACCGGCGTAGTCAGTCCACTTTTTTAATGCACCCTCTTCCGGTCCAGTGCCCACTATCCACAACTCGACACCAGGGACGTGTGACACGGCCCACATTAAAACCTGTATACCCTTTTCGTTTACCAACCTGCCAACGAACAACACGGCATTTTCACGCTCTGTGGTTTTTAGTGGCTTAAAGAAATTGGTGTCCACAGCGCCGGGGATTCTTCTAATCCTGTCTGGAAACACACCGTCAAACATAAGCGCCTGCTTTGCCATAGTGCTTCTTGCTATAAAACCGTCTGCTTCCATAAGTGCTTTCTTGGCACTAGTGCTTATTGTGTTCTTGCCCGGTAGGTTGTCCCAGGTTGCTATAACGGATTTTATGCCACGACCAACTAAATCTTGCGTAAACTCATAATGCGCATCTGGTACATCAATAATGTCTGGTTGTTCTTCTATGACTTCTAACGTTCTTGTGTATGCCTTGAAACTGGCACCAGGATACAGTTCACGCAACACTTTCCAGTCTATATCACCATTCGCCGTTTGCCTTCCCCAAAAAGTTAGTTCGCTAACCATATTTGCTAGGCCAGCGTAATTTCCAACATCCCAAGGATTAAGCCAACGGTCTCTTACTATTGATACCCTCATTTTCACCTATCCGCACGAGACATTGAATCTAGATTGTACTGGCCCATAGCGCGCCTGTAGCTCTCTGCCTGTAATGTGTGATGATATAAAATTGTTGGGCTTACTGCTATTCCGATTCCAGCCATTACAGCATTTTTACAAAACTCCCTATCTGATGCGTCATATTGTACTGGCTCACCAACCAGAATGGGAAACAGGCCTATTTCTAGGAACACTTCTCGTTTTACCATCATTGCCGCGCCAGTGACCCACGCTGGTGCGTACCCATCAAAAAATCTGGTTTGCACCCTGTTTATGTCGATGTGCCTACCCTTGCCGAACGCGCCAACGTGTTGTAATGTTCCGTTTGGGTTTAATAGCGTAGCACCAACTATACCCGCTTCTTTCTCAATAGATGTGCCGATCATACCGGCACCCCAATAATCTGTAAATGTAATATCGCTGTTTACAATGAAAAAATAATCTGAATTAATGTTTTGCAGAGCATAGGTAATACCGTGATTCACAGCCCTGGTAAAATACGACTTTTTCTCTGGTCTAATATACGTTACGTAATTTTCAAGGTTGTGCGTAACCCATTCTACGGTTCCATCTGTAGAGTGATCGTCAACTATTAGCACTTGGAACGGGGCACCCGCTATTGATTGAAATAGCGTATCAATAAAGGCAACTAAAAAACCTTTGTCGTTGTATGACGGAACTATCAAAACTATCTTGTTCTTTTCTTCCATTCACTCGCTACCAAGCTACGAATAGTAGAAATAGCCTCTGCATCTGCATCAATGCCGACACAGTTAGCGTACTTAAACACAGCAATCATACAGGCAGTAATAGCCGTTTTTGGGTCTGATTTTCCCAATTTTAGATCGTCAATGATGTTCGCTATTTCATCAAGAAACTCAGCCTGAGTAAACGGCTTTGTGTTGTTGGCTATTACTGCCTGTGCCCCCCATACATCTACCATCTAACAGTTAGTAACCCCTCGGCCCAACTCTAGGTAGCTTCTCCGCTGGCGCGCGTCGGTTTGCCGACGCAACCAACATTGTGTCTCGATCAAATACGGTGTTGGCAAGCTTGCTAGGCACCGCATCTGTCATACCCTGAAGACCCGGAATTTGCGCTAGGCTATTCAGCAAGTCTTTGATCAATAGTGCTTCAATAGCCACGAGTGACAGTAGCGGCAAATTGGATAAGACGAACGTAATCAGGGTATCAAACACCCCACCAATATCCCCAGGCGTGAGCGTAGATAGCGCATCTGACACAACACGAGATGCGGCATATATCATAACCAGCGGAAGCAGTTTTCGGTAAAACACTTCAATAAGCTTGTCTACCTTAAATGCGCCGGTTGCTACAGCGGCGGCGATGGCGGCTACGAAGTTAAGCGATACCTGAAACACGATCACCTTAACGACCGTATCGGACCATAGCGCCAAAATGAAATTGTAAACCAGATACAAAACCTGATCGGTACTCATACCTCTAACCTCCTGTCCAGTTTTGGCCTTTTAGAACATCTTCCGTTAAATTGTGGTAGTCAATAGACATCTTGAACCAATTTCTAGGCGCTGTTGCTTTGCGGCAACTCAACCAATTCGGCCCGCGCCCTTCCAACATAGGCCCCATTGCTTTAATCATACCGTCTGGCGTGTCGCTCATATAGCCATTCTCGCCATTTATGATGTACTCCGGTAAACACCCGTTTGTTGTTGATACAACCGGGGTGCCAACAGCATTGCTTTCTTGGGCGACTATCGCACCAGCCTCTACCCAATTTAATCCGCCGACTGGATGTATAAGGGCAAAGGCTCTTTGCAGCAATTCTAGCTTTCGATCTCCGCCTACGTCACCAACATAATCTACCCCCTCTGCTTTAAGCAGTGGTGTTATAACACCTGTCCAATAATCCGGTTCCCAATGAGGACCAGCTATTTTGATGGGCCTGCCCATTTTCAATGCAACTTCAATAGCCCATTCTACACGCTTCTCTGGTATAATAGACCCCATATAGAGCAAATAGTCATCACGCGCGCCAGCGTTAACGGGGTAATCTTCCAGGCGCAACCCATAATGAACAACAGGGCCGTTAAGTCTTGTGTGTCTCTTTTGACCAGATGAAATAAATACTGGATTCACTCTATGCCCGACACTCATAACTTGGTACACATTTAACTGCGGCATTTCTGGAAAAGTACGCCCTATTTGTTTATCGTGTGAAAGGTCGATTACAATATCAAATTCGTCAATTACATTGGCAATAGCGTCCGGGAAATCTTTTTCATCTTTTGCCGTAGCAATTACGAATGGGTTTGTAGAGCCTGTTTTAGCAACAACCTGAACGTGATGCCCCAGGAAACTTAACCCACGAGACAGGTAATCAGCCATTTTTTCCATACCGCCGTATCGCTCTGGTGGTGTCAGTATTGAGGCTGTTGATACAACTAATATGCTATAGCTAGGCAGTGTAGTATAGTATTCAATCAGTTGTACCATAAGATCAACAGCCCTTGCGTGGTTGGTCAAACCGCTAGTGCCGAAGTCATAACCCTTTCGGGTTAAATACCCCATTACTTCTTCGGGGTTGTCAGTAGGACTATCCCACTCTCGCAACGCGTCTTTAATATGCTCTGCAAATGAACCTTCAAACCCCGATCTAATCAGGTTCCTTATCACAAAACCGAATTCTTCAGATATGTTAAGATCGTCCATACACCATCACCTATCAAAATGCCCCAATTTCCAGTGACTATAAACATCACTCGTGAATTGTAATATAGCGCCACACCCACACGCAACATACCCGCCTGCGGTATTTTCATAAACCGTGTTCCATTCCGGTCTTTTTAAGTCTCCGCTACGGGTAGTTTTATTACTGACAGTAATTTTATTAGATAGTGCTATAGCCCCCAGGATTACCACGGAAACTATTAGCGTAACATATGTTACTACTAGCTCAACTTTCGCCACCCTTCCCCCGTTACAACCCTTTCAGGTTTCGGTTCAAAACACGTATCTTCGCCAGTTAAAATTGATCTTTTACCGACGAACCTTACCCATCCTCTTTCAGACATAAGAGAAAGCGAATGCTTAACGGCGGACTTGGTTACTTGCCAACCACTAGCTATCATTTCGTATGTTGGGAAAAATCCGTTTCTTTCAACGAATCTTTTTAACCATATAACGCGTTGGCACAATACGTCGCTTGTTATTTCTACATACGCGCTTCTCTGAATGGGTTTAGGTAGATCAACGTCCTCTTCTTCCATTTTGACTAACCCCTAAGTACCCTCATTATCTCTTTCTCGCGTGATAACGGCGCTGTTTCAAGTTTGCCTTCGTACCTTTCTATCGTGACCCGCCGCTTGATACCACTTGTTAATATAGGCAATAATGCTTTTGCAAACTCAAACGTTGGAAACACGATAACCTTTCCATCGTGATTTACCAACCACTCTTCTTCTTCCTCATCATTTCCCCAATATTTGAAAGAATACATAAAGCGATTATATCATACGGCTTAACGGTTGTCAACACTCTCGTTATCGTCGTTTTTTTCATCCTGGCTTGCCCCCATCGCTGGCTCAGGGAATATAGGCTCTGGCAAACCCTCTCTTCCGCCCGTTCTCCAAGGTATACCCACAAACTCCAATAATTCTTGAAATGCTACCTGCTGAGCATATATCCCGTACTTATCGTTTTGCAAAATGGTCAACACAATGGTTTGCAACTTTTCCTTAAGTGCTTCGGACAAGTTGTGTGCCCTTATTTTCACTGGCGGCGCATCTGGCCCGAAATGATCTACAATCAGCTTAGGTAATATGTGTTCATTTACCATTTCTAGAAAGAAGTCTGTTTCTAACTTAGCCATATCTACCATACGCTCAGCGTGTTCTTGGGCCTGATTATATGACCCCACAGCCGCCGCATTTTGTGTAACGGTTCTCTCTGGCACAAGCATAGCACGCAACATATACACTTCTAGCTCTTCAATAGCCTTTGTGTATGTATCAGATACATTTGCGGTTTCAACTTCTTTATAGCTCCATTGCTGGTTTCCCCTATCATCCCTTTCATCAGGCAGCACAACAACCATATTTGCAAAAGCGCCCGCCAGTACCTCACCCGCCACTTCCATATTGTCTCTCTCTACACCGTTTTCGTCTATGCGAGTACCAGGCGGGGCATAACCAACGAGAGGCGGAATAACCTTGAACCTGAGATAATCAGCCTGTAGCGCCCTGAAAAATTCAGCGTAATACCACGCGGGATAAACGGAACGTAACTCTGACTCGCCCCACAAACCGGCCCACAAAAAATTGTTGACATAGTGCAAAGTCTTTCCTGGCGGTATCCACAAATCGTCCTGACCAGGCGCAGGCCATTGAATAAGCCCGTTATAATCTTTTGTACCATCTTTCTTGATGACAATTTCTTTCAATGACATTGGGTGTATAAATCTAAATTCCCCAATAGTTAGCGCCGGTCCATTCCAGGCTACACGCTCTATACCCTGAGAATCTACATACTCAACAGAGAGATTGGGCACAGATTGCCACACAATCTCATTAGGCGCAATGCCGAAAGCGTAGCTAGGTATAATGGTTTGTTTGGCAAGCTTGATAATCCATTCTTCAACGAACACCTTTTTAATAAACGCGTTTATATCTTCGTTGCTACCATCAACCTTAACTTCTCTAAGTGACGTGAAAATTGGTGCTGCACGCGCGACTAATGCAAGCTTCACAACTGCGTAGTTCCTGATTAGGTCGTATGTTTCCAACGAAACGGGGTCTTCTCTATACTCACCAATGCGCCTCATTGTGGAGTGTAGTTGTGGTGGTGTCTTACCCCTGTACGAGTACGCTTTGATGCGCGGCTTAGGCCCAGGCTTGGCAAGCAATCGGTTAGCCACTCTCTGTATGATATTTGGCCGCTCTACATCTAAATACATACGTGGCATTTGCATTTGCGCCAATTCTACTGCACCTGGTATTGCGCTATTAGTCATCTGTGTATCGTCCATTACTCACTCTCCTGCCCGGATGTGTAAAGTTCCTACTAAATAGACCTATACCACGATTGCCAATCGGTGATCTCCTGGCTAGTGGTCCCGCCATAGCAGCACGCGCTATTTCAGCTTGCACGCCACGCGGTATAATTCCGCCGCCCAACCCCTTGATCATACCCGCTTCCCATCGCAAGCGATCACCGAATATAAGATTTTCAGACGGCGGCAACGCACCCATTCTTTCAAGCTTATCAACCACTCTCTGAAAAGCAAACCACAGCGCCATAGCGGTATCGGATGTATCGTGGACACCCCAATAATGTAACTCTTCTATCAATTTATCTGTGGTCTCTATTGAGTGCTGGCTTCCGCGCGGTATCCTAAAGCGCCCCGTTTCAAAATAAACATCCATACCGGGAACACCAATATCAGGCGGCAACCTTTGGCCGCTTGTATAATATGGCACAATTGGTATTTCTGGATAGCTTTCTTGCATACCCTCAGCTAAAGCCTTTTGGTATGCGTTGCTCTCAACAATTACGTGTCTAGGTTTCCACTGGTAATACTTTTGGGCAATGACTCGCTTTTGGTGCACGAATCCATACTGACCCCTAACCAGATCGGCAATTACAATCTCATTCTTATAGTTGATACCCAACACAACCAGGGCGAAATAAGCGGCGGTATCTGAATACCCTATGGCGGGGTCAACGCCCATAACAATGTATTGCAACCACCGACCACGCCCCGGCAACTTTGGTCCCATACCAAGCGTAAGTGTCGGCTCAAAACAGCCACGGTATATAATGCCAGTTTTCTCTTCTAACCCACCAGTGAACCAAATCATCGGAAATACGCTATCGGCGTCTGATACAATTCTGTTTCTATAGTTACGGTTAAAATGCACATAACCAAGCTTGGCACGCTGAATACCCAGGTCTTCATAAGACCACCTTTCGGGCCACAAAACGCGTTT